CAGACTTTTAGTTCAATGATAGAAATTTTTGGACGAATGGGAGTCTCTGGTTTAAGCAACCAGAGCAAGGCTCACCTTAACTCCGCCGCAGAGTCAAGGCAGGGAATGGGAGATTCAAAACACAAGATTATTAATTTAGTGAATTAAAAGTATCTCCGTGAGCCAGGTACATTTGTATCTACTCATTGAGGAGCTCCTTTTAGTTCTGCTAATCTTAATAAAATTGGTTTTAATTTCTTGCCCATAATGGCAGAAGTCTTAAATACCAGATCGTGAGATCTAGTATAAAATATCTCGTCAGTTAATGGAATGGCTATTGTTTTCAAAACAATAGGTCAATCTGTTTTCTGACTTTCTATTTCAAGACCTCTTTTCCGAAGATTTATGTAAACCTCCTCGATCCTTCCATAGGATCTAAGAAGAGGTGTACTTAATAAGTCCAGAGCCTGTGGTTCTGTAAGGGCCTTTTCTGAAAGAAATAAAACTATTCATTCAGCTAGAGCTCCTAGACTATGGTGATACATCTCTGTTCTCACAATAGGAAGTCATTCTTTCGACAACTGAATTTCTTCAGGGGTCTCAAGATTAACTCACCCGGTGTGATAAGAGAATATTACTTTAGTCTTTCCCCGATTAAACTTTATAACCATATCTTCTAGAGAAAGAATTTCTCCGGAAGGTGTGTGCTTATAATGCTTAATAGGAGATTTAAGAGTAGTAATAGCCTTTGAAGGTTTTCTTATTCCAGAATAGGAATCAACGAAACTAGTTATGGCTAAATATTCTATCACTTTCAAAGCTGATATTATATCTAGTTCATATACTAAATTGATCTTAAGTTTCCTCATAAGTTCAGTAAGAACTAAGTGAGCAGACGGCAGATCACGTATAATTTTACTTATATGTTCGATGATTAAGACATCTTCAAACAATCTTTTCCGTAAACGGGAAGGATAGTTGAAGAATCTTGCCTTATAGGCCACAATAGCTTCAGTTATACTACTTGAACAAATCCAACCTTTCTTCTCACTCTCTCGAAGAGTATTAACAAAAAGATAATTCTTTTTGCTACTCTCTTTAAGAGAAGCAATAGGGAATGGTGAGATCTCTTGACCTTTATAAATTCACCGTTTGGCGAATTCGTAGAGTTCAGTTGATGTATGAGTCTTTTCTTTCGAAATACTTATACCCAACTTATCAAGAGTTTCTAAATACAACTTTGCTATAGCTGAGTCACCAATTACAATATCATCACCAAGTAAGACATAAGGAAGAGTTTTTCACTCTCTCCCCAATATTTTACAACAGTAATAAATAAGGTAATGGTGAGAAACCGCAAATGACGCTCATGATGAATAAGCTCCCATTGGATTACCACAATTATAAGAAATAAATTTCTTTAATCATTGGCAATAAAATGGATAGCCTATCATCACGTCCGTTCAATCGCGGACTCAACTACCCGGAAGCTGTCCTCTAAGGATATGGCCGATGAGAGCAATAGGAAATCTGTCTGTAGCATTCGATAAATCGATACTATAGAAGATTTCTGCTCCCTTCAGCTTATCCCTAAAAGACCCCTGGTCAAAGGTACAATCTTGCGGAATCTTTTTCAAGACCCTGAATAATCAGTGATGGAACGGTTTTAACGCTGTTTGACTTCAATAGTCTAATATCGCTATTATCCGAACCTTCACTTCTTTATCAGGGAAATAGACTAATTTTCTAAAGTTTCCTTGTTTATAGAAAGTTAAATATGAGAAAGTTTCTCATATAAATTTTCTAAAATAAGAAGCATTTAGATGATTGTCAATTTCTTTAGAGAAATTCTCCCCTCCTAATCTCTTTAGTGAAACCACTAAAGTCTTAGGTAAGGCGAATAAATCTTCCACAGCACTTCCAAGAGCATGTCCATTAGGACCGCTCTTAGTTGTAAAGTGGTAAGATTTTCAATCTAAAGCCTTTGGAACTGATTCCGAATGAGAATACCCCAGTGTCTTTCAGAAAGACCCTGCGAACATCC